TGTAAGTATTGACGATATTAAAGTGGACTTAGACTATGAAAACATATCAATTCTTTTTTTGGCAAAACAAAGAGAGATGTTGGAAAAAGTTTTTGACGACATTATGCTAGAGAAAGGGACTAAAGTTTTCTTAGCAGACAAGAAAGATTTTAAGACTTTTCACAAATTAGTTTTAGAGATTTCAAAGTTAGATAATATACATAATATCTCCGCAATTTTCGCGCGTATGTTAGAATTGACAAGAGAGAGATTAAATGAGTTGGAAGAAGACGCAAAAAAGGTTAGAGTTAAAGACAAAGCGAAAGACAAAAAAATTAAAAGTAAATAAAATTATGAATGAAGAAATAAAAAACATAATGCAAAGCATTGTTAAAGGAATGGTAAGAAAACCTGAACGGGTTGAGAGTAGAATTGTTGAGGAGTTTGACGATAGAACTAGAGAAGAAATAATAACAATTTTTGTAAAGGTCGCAGAAGCAGATATTGGACTTGTTATTGGTTCGGGAGGTGTTACCGCAGAAGCACTCCGACATATAGTAAGGTTGATCGGATTTCAACAGACAGGAAAAAGATTTTGTCTGAAGATTGATACTCCGAAGATATCTGAAAAGAGTTATCATAAGAGTAAGTAAAATTATGAAAACAAAAAAAACCATAAAACCTAAACCAAAATTGACCAAGAAGAAAGTTACTAAAAAGAAGCCAGTGAGAAGAAAGAAAAGTAACGCAGGGAGAAAGTTATTTGACGGACAAAGTGAAAAGTCAGTTGTAGTAAAATTAGAGAAAGCGTTTGCTTTAGGTTGTTCAGTTAAAGAAGCATTATTTTATGCAGACATTACTAAGGATATGTATTATAAATATCTAAAGAAACACCCTGAATTTAACGATAGAATAGACTTATTGAAAAACAAGCCAGTTCTTATGGCAAGACAGCAAGTTATAAAAGGATTAGAGAAGAACCCTAAATTTGCTTTTAGGTTTTTACAGGTTAGAAAGAAAGACGAGTTTGCTCCACACTCTACTTTCACGGGAGATGTTAAAGTTGAAAAATTAAGTGACGAAAGGAAAGCAGGAATAATGGAGAGATTAAAAAAATGGAAGTAACTGAAACAAAAAAGTATGATAAAGAAAATCACAAATTATTCAAAGATTTTTTTGAGAAAGAACTCGGGATTGATATTGATAATTCTGCCGAACGCTTACTTGTGGCAGAGCATTCTTTTAAGGCATTCTGTCTTATTTATTTAGGGCATTATTTTGATTTAGAACCAGCGACTTTTCATAAGGAGTTAGTAGATGTTCTTGAGAGTGAAGAAGAAGAAGCGGTTGAGGTAATTGGATTTCGTGGTTCAGCGAAAACTACATTTTGTTCTTTGGCATATCCGCTTTGGTTAGTTTTATTTAGAAAATATAATTTCGTTATTTTAATGAATGAAACGACAACGCAAATGAAGATAAACATTTTAAGTATTAGAAAAGAATTTGAGGACAACGATTTAATTCAATCAGATTTCCCGAATGCTATTGAGCCAAGAAAATCTAAATGGGCGGAGGGAGAATTAGAGTTTGCAGATAATATATATTTACTGGGGCGATCAAGAGGTCAAAAGATTAGGGGAATAAAATATCGTCAGTATAGACCGCAAGTAATTATCGCCGACGACCTTGAAGATTTAGACTGGGTTAGAAAAAAAGAGAATAGAGATAAAACAGAACGGTGGTTTAATTCAGAAGTAGTCCCAGCCCAAGACGAACTAAAATGTAAAATGATTTTGATTGGAAACTTTTTACACAATGACGCGTTAATGGCGAGGATAAAGAAAAGAAATTTATATAGAGTTATGGAGTTCCCACTTATTACCGACGACGGAGTTATTACTTGGAAAGGTAAATATCCAAACCAAGAAGCCATTGAAAAGAAAAAGAAAAATGTCGGTTCTGCTTCAGCTTGGTCAAGAGAATATCTCTTAAAAGTTATTTCAGAAGAAGACCAAATTATTAAGGATAGCGATATTCATAAATATCCAGTTAGCATATTAACAGAAACAGACGAGAGTGGAGGTTTAAGATACCCAGTGCGAAATGGAGCAACTTCAGTTGACCTTGCTATCTCTGAAAAAGAAACTGCCGACTATACTGCTATTCTTCAGGGACTACAAGTGGTATATTTAGGTTCTAACAAGATTTTGATTAAACCGCACCCTATCAATCGTAGAATGGACTTTGATACGACACAGACAGTTATAAAATCTCAACACGGGACAATGCCAGTTGGGTCAAAACTACTGGTTGAAGATGTTGCCTATCAGAAAGCGGCGATACAAGAATTATCAAGAAAAGGTTTGTCAGTTAAAGGTGTTAGACCGATTACAGACAAGAGAGCAAGACTTGAAACTGCCTCTCCATATATCAAGGACGGGACAGTTATGTTTGCAGAATATGGGTGTGAAGAATTGATTGACCAGTTACTAGGATTTGGAGTTGAAGCACACGACGACCTAGTTGACGCACTTGTTTATTTGATACTAGAGTTAATGCACAAGAAGACAAGCTCGGTAGTAGTTGGCAGGGTTGATAGAATATAATATAATAAAACTATGATTTCTAAACTAGAACAAAAAATTATTTTACAGAAGATTTTATCGGAAAGCTATATTCCCGAAGTTAAAACTAACGTTGGAAAATTATTGAAAGAATATCACAAGCAAGTTATTGAAGATATGAGTATGTCAAATTTAATAGGAAGTCCAGTTAGCACTCAAACAAAACCTATGATTTTTGAGATAGGAAAGCCGACAGAGAAATTGATTGAAGATATTTTGACAGCTTTTAACAATTAGCAAAATCAACTATGAAAAATAAAACTATTGAACCCGACGCAGTGTGTGGTTTCTGTCGTAAACCGATTTACTTAAAAGACGAAGTATATGGCACACTTTTTACTAGTAGAGGCACTCCAATTTGTGCGGTTTGTAGAGTATTAAGAAAACCGCCCGAGGCACTTCTTAAAATTAGAGTTGATCAGGAAGATAAAGAACAGAAAGTAGCAGATAATAAAATGATGGAGTTAGCAATTAAGAGCCAAGAAGAAGCAAAGAAAAAATCTAAAAAAAAGAAGTCCAAAAAGAAGACGCCTTAAATTAAAAAACTATTATGGAAATTAAAGTTGGAAAGTTCCCAAGTGATAGCGAAAAAGTAAGAATATATGAAGTGACAACATATCTTGACCTATACGAGAATAGGCAAAAAGGCGTATTAGGTTTGCACGAAATAATTGAGAACCAGTATAAAAATGCAAAGGACGTAGTTTATTTAGCCCACGCAATACCTGCGAGAATTTCTGATTTTTACGGGGATTTTGTTCAGGGTAATGTTTCACAATTAACAATTACAACAGAAGAAGAAAACCACCAAGAATTTATAAATGGAGTTGTTGATTTCAATGACCTTAAAGAAATGGTTTACGATATGGGAGTTGACCAATCTGAATTTGGTTATTTTGCTTTACATACTTGGAAAGACGAAAACGATAGAACTTATATTGATTTAATTCCACAAGACCAGTTCTTCCCACAGTCAGACGGTTCAGTAATTATTTCAACTTATAAGAAAGACGACAGAGGAGTAACAGATCAGTTTTATGCTTTGACACAAAATTATCAACTTGAGGGCGACAAGGTAGTTATCACTCGTCAAGGTTGGAAAGCAGACAGCAAAGGAGTTTTGGTTGAAGAAGTAAATATAAAAGTATTAAACGAATTGATTGGAGTTAATTATGAAGTAACTCAAACTTTAGAAATTGATACTATTCCGATTATTCAAGTTGATAATGGAAGACCTATGTCATCAGGATATGGCAAGTCAGATTATAACGACATTTTGCCCCAGTTAGCAGAATTAAACGAAAGAGCAACACATATATCAACACAGCTTTTGAAAAACCTAGACGCTAAAATGCAGATACCGAAGACAGACCAAACAACGGACGAGGACGGGAATTTGAAACAGTGGGACACTTTAGTTGTTGAAGGAAAAGAACACGCAGACGCAAAATATATTCTGAACACAAACCCGCTGATTGAGTCAACGGAAAAACATATTGAGTTACAGGTTAAAATGATTTCTTTTCTTTCAAGTGTGCCTATGTTTGAGTTGTTAAAAAGTTCAATGCCCGAGAGAGTAGAAGCATTGAGAATACAATTATTTTCAGCGATCCGAAAAACAGATACAAAAAGGTCAAAGATTGAAAAAGGTTTGAAAGATATTCTAAAAATTGCTGGGAAATTATCTAGTATAGAGATTGAAGATATTACAATGAAGTTTGGAGATGTTTTGCCAGTGGACGAATACCAACAAGCACGAACTGAAGAAGTTAGAATTAAGTCAGGTAATACTTCCAAGCAGTCTTCTATTAAAAGATTAGATAATGTGAATGACGAAGTTGCAGACGAAGAATTAGAAAAGATTTCTGAAGAAGATAAAATTGCTGGAGTTGGAGATACCGTTCCGACATTATAAATTAAATAATAAGCAATATGTCACTAGTAACAAATAAAATTAGAAAGAGCGAACCGTTAGAAGCAACGGTTGGGAATAATGCAAAAGCACTTGAGGAAATGTTAAGAAAGGTAAACTGGAAATATATTTTAGGAGTTTATTTTTTAGGGTTACTTACTTTAGTTTTTTCTATTTTTCTTTTGATTGTTATTATTAGATTTGCTTTCATAATTTTCTAATGGGAAAGAACTTAAAAAAACAAACTGAAAAAGTTATCGCAAAGGCGGATATCCCTGCACTTCTTAAAATTGTAAATGGATTAGATAGTGACGTTAAAAAAATTGTTGATAAAACTATTGCGACAGATTTGACTGATGTTAAAAAGAAACAAGCACTTGCTGAAATTACGAAAACTGTAAGCCAAGCAGACGGAGAAGTTAAAGTTTGGCTTGTTAATGGAATAGCAGAAGTTTATGTTGAGGGAATGAATAATGCAGACACGGTATTAAATAAATATAAAATTAAAACACCTGCTGGAAAAGTAACGATTGCAACTCTAAAAGGTGCGGGAGATTTAGCTCCACAACTTGAGGCCGTCAACGCTTTGATCGGCGACGCATATTTAGACTTTGGTTCGTCAATGACTGGAATGGTTAAAAGCACTGAACATATTTTTAATGACGTATTGAAACAACAGTCAAGGGCGACTATCACAGAGGGGAGATTGGTTGGAAAAAGTGTTAGAGAAATTGCAAAGGAGGTTTCGGAGAATTTAGGGCAAAAAGGTTTTTCAGTTTTAATTGATAGAGGTGGTAATAGGTGGACGCTTCCAAGTTATTCAAAAATGTTAGCAAGGACGCACTTAATGAGAGCAAACAATGAAGCAACCGTAAATAGATCCGCGGAATTTGGTGTTGATATTGTTGAAGTTTCAAGTCACGGCACGACAACCCCGATATGTATTCCATACGAGGGTAAGAAGTTCAGTATAAGCGGTAAAAGTAAGGACTACCCGCTTTTAACGAACACTCCACCGTTCCACCCCAACTGTAAGCATAGTCTTTATCCTAGACCTGATTTAAGTTAATTAGTTATCAACGGTTGCAATGTCGTAGTAAGATGTTGTATAATTTTATTAAATTATTAGTGGCGGTTACTGCCTAACGGTGCAAACCAAAAAAAGTGACGATTTAGGTGTATGCCTATAATTAAACTAAAAACTATTATGGAAAAATTTAAGAACATAGAGGTTGTATTATTCGGAGCGAACGGAAATATTGACCCTGTTGAAATTGACGGTGTCAAGTATGAAGCGAACCCCGAAAAACCTGAAGAAGCATTGAAAGACGATAAAGGAGAATTGGTTAAATTTGTAGAACCTGCTCCAAGTGAAACTGAAGAAGAAAAAAAAGCGAGAGAGAAAAAAGAGGAAGACGACAAAAACCTTAGTAAAAAATCTATTGAGGAATTAGCAAAGACAAATCCTGAAGTTGCAAAACTTCTTGACGATCAGCGAAAAGCAAAAGAGGCAGAAGAAAAGAGAATTGAAAAAGCTAAAAAGGATAAAGACAAAAAAGACGAGGAAGACGGAAAGTGGGAACAACTTGCAAAGAGTAGGTTGGACGAAATTGATCAAGGTAAAAAAGAGTTAGACCAAAAGAAAGGTGTATTGGAAAAGTATAAAACAAGTATTGGTTCAGTTTTGAAAAGTGTTACTGAAACTATCCCTGAAGAAAAGAGAGGTTTAGTCCCAGCAGATTTTTCAGACAGACAAAAACTTGAATATATAATTGCGAACGCAAAGATTTTGGGTGCTACTGTCACAAATGTTTCAAAGAAGATTGACAAAAGCGACGGCACTCCTATTTTGACAGACGAGGGAACATTGATTAAAGAAATAAACGCACTGACAGTGAAGAAAGACAAAACATCAGCAGAGTTAGATATTTTGTTTGAGAAGTCACAGAAATTGAAAGCATTGAGATTGACAAGAAAGAGTTAAAAATTATTATTAAGTTTAATTAAGTAGGTTGGAATTTGTTCTTTTACTTAGTCGTATATGTGTTTGAGCAGTGTAAAAGAATAATAGATTTTCAACTGAATAAATAATAAAATGGATTTAGGATTACATACAACTTTAGATGACACAGAGTCAATTTTAGACCCTGAAGTTATCGCCATTTCAGAAAGGATTAACCCTTTAATGGCAAAAGAGTTTGGGAAAGTTTGGGATTTGTTTACTACACGAACAAAACCTTTTGAAACAGACGAGTATGAAGTATTGTCAAGAAATTATACCGCTCCTGAAGTAAGCACAGGTGCTATTACTGTTGACGGTTCTGAATGGAACTCAGACAGTGATATCACAGCACTTGAAGTAACAGCGGCTACTATTGATAGAATTACAATAGGAGATGTTTTACTTTGTGAAGACGAGATTGTTGTAGTTGCGTCAGTTGACCGTTCAGGAAATACTATTGACGTTTACGAAAGAGGTGCTGGAGAAAGCACAGCCGTAGCCCACACAGGAACAATCACAATGAAAGTAATTGGTAATGCTCACGAGGAGGGGAAAGTTCAAGGTTCAGCAATGGCAGAACAAACAGCAAAGGTCACAAATTACTGTCAGTTAGTTCAGGAAACAGTTGACCTTTCTAAAGCAGACACAGACCAAGCGAGAAAGACAGGGAGAACAGAAGTTGCTTTGAAGTCAGAAGCTATGGAAAGAGTAATGAGAGATTTAGCTCGTTCTTCTATTTTTGGAACAGCTAGAGTAGGAACAGCAACTTACCCAGCTATGACAAGAGGTTTGATAAATTTCTTGACACAAGTTTCAGGTGCTTTGCAAACTAACGTTGCGGGAGCATTTACAGAAGTATCTTTGAAAAATGCTTTAGATGATGTTAGAGAAGCCGGAGGAACAGTTAATGCTATTGTTATGAATGTAGCAAACAAAAGACTTGCAAACGCATTCACAGGAGCAGACGCTATTCAAGTTGATAGAGGAGAAAGAATGGGAGGTCACGTATTAGACGGATATATCGCAGATGGTTTTGGTTCAATTCCTTTTGTAGTTGATATTGATATGCCGAACAGCAAAGTTGCTTTGGTTAACTCAAGATATCTACAAAAAGGTTGGAAAGATAATGACCAACTACGATTTGAAAAAGAAACTAACGTAGGAAGTCGTGAAAGAAAGGAAACTCTACAAGGAAAGTTCGGACTTTCAGTAGAACAAGTTGGAAAATCACACGCAGTATTGACCGGTTTAACAACTTCTTAATCGCCTAAAACCGTGATATAAGGGCGTTTCAGTCACGAGATACCCTTATACTCACGATTTATTAAAACTAACTATAAAACAATTATGTCAAAAATTACTTTAGAAAATCCCGTAGGTAAAAACAATGAGGATTTAAGGTTATACGCAAAAAGAATTGGAGTTGAATTTACTGAAGACGTGATACACGCAGATTTAGTAAAAGCAGTTGGAAAGAGAAATAAAGAATTAGAAAAAAGTGGAGAGGGAGAAAAAGCAAATGCTTCAGAAACCCAAACTTCAGAAAATAAAGGAAAGTTCTTTTATTGGATTAAAATGAAAACTTATATTGATAGTGATCCGCAGAAGTCTGATAAATTAGTTCCTGCTGGATTGTATGTCGTAGATAAGCCACTTACTCGCTTGAAAGACCAACCTGAAAATTTGGTTGAAATGTTTGAGGGAGAAATACCTGAAAGGAAGATAGAAGAAATTGCAATTAGCAGAGGTATGAAAATTAGTGCCTCCGATAAAATAGATTTTGACGAATTGCTTGAAA